AAGACCTTCGTCAACACCACCCTGGGCGAGACCTGGGAGGAAGACCAAGGCGAGCGACTGGAATGGGACACGCTGCTGGGCCGCCGTGAGGTCTGGCAGGGCGAGATTCCGGCGCAGGCCGTGGCGCTTACCGGCGGCGGCGACACCCAGGACGACCGTTATGAAGGCCGCGTCTGGGCCTGGGGCCCGAACGAGGAGTGCTGGCTGGTCTATCGCTTCGTGCTGATGGGCGACCCAGGTGGTGAAGAGCTGCGCCGCAAGCGCGATCTGGAGCTTCACCGGCAGTTCACCCGGGCCGATGGCCTGGTGATGAAGGTCGAGCGCTGGTGCTGGGACGCCGGCGGCCACTACATGGATCAGGTCTGCGACGACAGCAAGAAGAACGGCGTGCTCTGGATGATCCCCATCATCGGCGCGCCGATCTACGGCAAGCCCATCGCGAGCTTCCCGACCAAGCGCAACAAGCATGGCGTCTACCTGACCACTGTCGGTACCGACAACGCGAAAGAGCTGATCTACAGCCGCCTCCGGCTGCCACTGGACGTGGCGAAGAGCCAGGCCGGCATCTCCCAGCCGCAAGTGGTTCACCTGCCAGCCAACGACCTCATCTGCGATGAGGTGGAGGTCAAGCAGATGACCGCCGAGAGCAAGGTGCTGAAGTTGGTCGGTGGCGTGCAGCAGTACCGGTGGGACAGCAAGGGGCGCCGGAACGAAGCGGGCGACTGCTTCGTTTACGCCCTGGCTGCGCTGCGAATCAGCCAGCAGCGCTTCGGCCTGGACCTCAACGCCTTGGTGGCTGCCCCCGAAGCCGGTGGCGACACCGCTGCAACCGAACAGCCCCGCGAGCGGGCGCGCAAGAAATCTGACTTCTGGAACCGATGACCATGGCCTTCACCCGCGAACAGCACCAAGCGCTGCAGGAGGCGATCGCCAATGGCGCGCTGACGGTGGACTTCAACGGCCGGCGCGTCACCTATCGATCGCTCGACGAGATGGTCCGCATCCTGTCGCTCATGGAGCGCGATCTAGGCGGCAACCAGGTACCCAACGACCGCCGGCGCTACGCCTCCTTCTCGAAAGGCCACTGATATGGGTGTGATCGACGACTGGTTTCCCGGCCTGGCCGCGAAGCGCGCTGAGCAGCGCCTGAAGAAAGCCCGCGCCGATACCGTGCGCGAAATGCTGACCCGGCGCTTCGAAGGCGCCGCCGGCGGCCGCCGCAACGAGGGTTGGCGCAGCACCGGTACTGATGCCAACGCCGAGAACGCTCCGGCTCTGGCCAAGCTGCGCAACCGCGCGCGCGACCTGCGCCGGAACAATCCATACGCCGAGCGGGCGATCACTGGCATCGCCGACAACGTGGTCGGGGCGGGCATCGTGCCGCGGCCCCTGGCCCGATCTGACCGGGCCAACAAGAAGCTGGGCGACCTCTGGCGCGTATGGGCTGAGACCACTGTCTGCGATGCCGATGGGCTGGAGAACTTCTACGGGCTGCAGCACAAGGGCGTGGAGGCCGCTGGCGGCGATGGTGAGGTCCTGCTGCGCCGGCGCCGCCGCTTCAGCTCCGACGGCCTGCCGGTCCCACTTCAGATCCAGATGCTGGAGGCTGACTTCCTCGACGAGAGCAAGGACGGTCCGATCGGCGCGAACCGGGTCATCCAGGGTGTCGAATTCGACGTCATTGGCCGCCGGGTCGCCTACTGGCTCTTCGACGAGCACCCCGGCGCCAATGCTGCCTGGGGATCCCTGACATCCAAGCGGGTGCCGGCGGAAGACGTCATCCACCTGTACCTGCCCAAGCGGCCGGGTCAGGCGCGCGGCTTCACCTGGTTCGCGCCAGTGATGCAGCGGATGCGCAGCCTGGACGAGATGGAAGACGCCGTGATGGAGCAGGCCAAGATCTCGGCTTGCTTCGCGGCGTTCGTCACCAAGGGCGAACAGGCGACCAGCAATACCAAGTCCCCGCTGATCGATCACGTCGAGCCCGGCATCGTGCAGGAGCTGGGCCTGGGTGAGAGCGTCAGCTTCGGCACTCCGCCCACCTTCAACGGGTACCAGCCCTACAGCTGGCAGAGCCTGCACGCGATCGCCGTGGGCCTGGGTGTCCCCTACGAGCTGCTGGCCGGCGACCTGAAGGGCGTCAACTTCTCCAGCGGCCGCATGGGCTGGCTGCACTTCGCCCGCCGGGTGGACGTGTGGCAGTGGAGGATGCTGATCCCGCAGCTATGCGAGGGCGTGTGGCGCTGGTTCATGGAGGCCCAGGCCTTGCTGCCGGGCGGCGTCCTCGAGGATGCCCGCGCCGAGTGGGTGCCGCCGCGCCGCGACATGGTGAACCCAAGCGAAGAGACCGAGAACCTCAAGGAGCGCATCCGCAACGGCCTGACCACCTGGCAGGACGGGCTGCGGGAGCTGGGGGTGACCGATCCCGACGCCCACGCCGAGCAGATCGCCAAGAACAACGCCCTGCTGGACAAGCACGGCCTGATCCTCGACTGCGATCCGCGCCGCGTGGCCACCGCCGGCGCCGCCACCCCGGCGGATGCCAGCAGCGATTCCACCGACGACAACACCGACGAGAGTAAAGACGATGCCGCCGGAAAAACTGACTCCGAAAACGCATGAAACGCCTCTTCGGGTGCTCCGGGCCGCGGTACGCCCCGGCACCGTCGATACCGAGGCTCGCACCGTGGAGCTGGTGTGGACCACTGGCGCCAAAGGCCGACGCTGGGCCTGGGACGTGGGCAGCTACATGGAGGAGCTGGACCTGTCGCCCGATTCGGTCCGCCTCGAGCGGCTGAACAACGGCGCGCCGCTGCTCAACACCCACAGCACCTACGACTTGGACGACGTCCTGGGCGTGGTGGAGCGCGCCTGGATCGAGGGCGGCGAAGGACGGGCCCTGGTCCGCTTCAGCGAGCGCGAGGAGGTGGAGCCCATCTTCCGCGACGTGAAGAGCGGGATCCTCCGCAACATCAGCGTCGGCTATGCCGTGCACCGCTACGAGGTGATCGAGGCGGAAGACGACAAGCTGCCGACCTACCGCGCCATGGACTGGGAGCCCCTGGAGCTCTCCCTGGTGCCGATCGGCTTCGACGACGGGGCCAAGACCCGCAACGCGGAGAACCCCGCCGAGTACAAGGGCCCCCGCTTCCAAACCCAATTCAATGCCCGGGAGGCCCAAACGCCTGCCGAGCAACCGGCCGCCGTGGCCACTACCCAAGAGGAACCTGTGATGACCGAAGAAGAGAAGCGCGCGGCCGAGCAGCAACGCCAAGCCGAGCAGCAGCAAGCGATCGAAAACGAGCGCAAGCGCTGCCTGACCATCCGCCAGATGGCGCGCAAGGTCGGCCTGGGCGATGACGATGTCGAAGACCTGATCGCGCGTGGTGTCTCGGTGGCTGATGCCAGCGCTACCCTGATCGACAAGGTCGCCGAGCGTCAGCAGACCCAGCAGGGCCAGAGCCGCAACAGCCAGGCCACCGTGACCAGCACCACCGACACCGGCGTACTGAACGCCAAGCGTGATGCCATGCAGGCCGCGCTGATCCATCGCTGCGACGCCAGCGCCCAGCTGCCGGAAGCGGCCCGCGAGTTCCGCGGTATGCGCCTGGTAGACATGGCTCGCGAGTTCGTGACCCTGTCCGGCGGCAACGCTCGCGGGATGACCGCTCAGGAAGTCGCCCGCGCCGCCCTGGGCTGCGATCGCCAGGCGGTCCGCGCAGCCGGCATGCACACCACCAGCGATTTCCCGCTGCTGCTGGGCAACACCGTCAACCGCACCCTGCGTGCTGGCTATGAGCTAGCTCCGCAGACCTGGCGCGTCCTGGGTCGCCAGACCACCGTGCCGGACTTCCGCGAAGTGACCCGCGCCGCGCTGGGCGACATCGCCGCCCTGGAGAAGGTGAAGGAGCACGGCGAGTACAAGTACGGCACCCTGGACGAAGAGGGCGCCCCGCTGCGAGTCGTCAAGTACGGCAAGATCATCGCCATCACCTGGGAAGCCATCGTCAACGACGACCTGGGCGTGTTCACCCGGATCCCCACCGCGCTCGGCGCCGCTGCTGCCCAGACCGAGAGCGATGCGGTGTGGAGCCTGATCCTTGGCAACGCCAACTTCACGGACGGCAAGCCTTTCTTCGACGCAGCCCACGGCAACGTGGCGGCCAGCGGTGGCCCGATCAACGCCACCACCCTGGCCGCTGCCCGCGCCTCGCTGCGCAAGCAGAAGTCCAAGGCCGGCCAGTTCCTCAACGTCGAGCCGAAGTACCTGGTGGTGGGCCCGGACAAAGAGCTGGAGGCCTACCAGTACACCAGCTCGCTGTACGTGCCGGCCAAGAACAGCGACATCAACGACCCGCGCAACGCCCAGCTGACCGTGATCGTCGATGCCCGCATCCCCGGCAACCAGTGGTTCCTGATCGCCACCCCCGGCCTGGTCGATACCTTCGAGTACGCGTACCTGGAAGGTGAGCAGGGCGTGTTCACCGAGACCCGCGAGGGCTTCGAGGTGGACGGCCTGGAGGTCAAGGCGCGGCTGGTCTTCGGCGCGGCCTGGATCGACTACCGCGGCGCCTACAAGAACCCCGGCAACTGATAGGCGAGGGCGCCTGCGGGCGTCCCTGCTGAACCCTTCGCATCCAAGAGGAACGCTCCATGAAGAACTTCATTCAAGCCGGCGACTGCATCACCCTGCCGGCCCCCACCGGCGGCACCGTGTCCGGCGATCTGTACAAGGTCGGCGGCCTGGTTGGTGTTGCGGCCACCACTGAAGCCGAAGGCAAGGACGTGGTGCTCAAGACCACCGGCGTCTTCGAGCTGGACAAGATCAGCGCCCAGGCCTGGGCCGTAGGCGATGTGGTCTACATGAACGGCACCAGCCGCATGGCGACCAACGTCTCCGCCTCCGGCCTGTTCCGCATCGGCGTGGTCACCGAGGTCGCGGCCAACCCCTCGGCCGTGGGCCGCGTTCGCCTGGACGGCACCTCCGTCACCGCGGTGGCGTGATGATGTTCGGCAAGCTCATCGAACAGATGGAGACCATCGGGCATCGGTGTCTTGCCGACTCCCGGGGCGACTACCTGGAAGCCGAAGCACCGCCGGTGCGCGGCCTTCTGCTCCGGGTAGACCGCAACCTCCAGCAGAACGGCCCGGACGGGATCTTCCTGACCGGCCAAGCCGCCATCACCTGGCTGGTCAAGGATCTCCCGACCGCGAACCGCGGGGCCTACTTCGTCATCGGCTGCACCCGTTACCGGGTCGACGACATTGCCCGCGACGACGGCTACGAAATCATGGCCATCACCACTCCCGAGACCTGATCCATGGCGAACAAGCTGACGCTGATCCGGCACGCGCTGCTGGCTCGGCTGGGCACCATCACGCCTGCCAACGACTACCGCACCGAGGCTGGCGCCAATGTCCGCTCAGGCTGGCTCAACGAGCTGGTGAAGGAGAAGGGAAGCGCTTTCCCCCTGATCGTCGTCCAGCCAGGCCGTGACCAGCAGCCTACCCCAGGGCCAGGCGCGCTTAAGATGGGTCGTGGTTACGAAATCGTGGGTGCGGTCTCCACCCAGGTCGAGGACTACGAGGCAGCCCTGGACGACATCGAACTGGACCTGCTGCAGGCGCTAACGCCGACTCCTGGCGTCTTGCTGCCCTGGGGCCGGCCGCACCTATCCAGCATCACTATCGGCGGCTCGGTTCGCTACCCGCCTGGCGATGGCATGAACGCCGCCGCCGTGCTGATCCCCATCTACCTCCACACCGTCATCGAGGGCCGCATCCCATGACCGATTCCAAGACCCAGGAACTCAAGGCCGAAGCCGAAGAGCGCCGCTACGAAGTCAAGCTGATCAAGCCGCACACCCATGCAGGCGAAGAGCTGCAGCCCGGCGACACCCTCAAGGTGACCGCTGCGCAGCGCG